AGCAATTCATAAAAGACCAAAAAGAAATAAAAGAATGCTATACCCCGGAAGAGATTATCACATTAACAACTGGGTCATTTGGCGGGGACACATTTAGAAAATTCTGGGAGGGTTAAGAATATGGGAGGTTTTAAGAGTGGCACAACTACTATTTTATGATGACAAGCACCGATATGAGCTTGACGGAACGGAATTAACCAGCGTATCAGAATTAACAAAATCTATGTCTAGTCTGAATATAGACGAATGTATGGGAAATACCTTAGATGTTGCGGCAGAGAGGGGCGTGATATGTCACAAAGTAATAGAACTTATTTTAAGTGGCGAGAATGTCGATGGAGAATACCCAGCTCAATATCAACCATATGTTGATGGGATCGTGAAGTTTTTAGCAGAGAACGATATAATACCAATATACATAGAAAAGCCGTTCGCGAGTGAAATCTTGGGGATTGCAGGAACACCAGACTTGATTTGCCTGTTTAACGGAATTCTGACGATCACAGACAATAAGTTTGTATCATCGGTCGATAAATCGAGCGTCTCGGCTAAACTAAATGCTTACCGCAAGATTTGCGAAGAAAATGGCATACACGTTGAATCCCTACAGATAATACAATTCATGAACACAGGTGAATATCGACCTTATGATGTCGAAATATCCGATGAAGATGTAAATCTTTTATTGAAATTAAAAGAAAGAAAAAATAGAAAACATCCAAGGGGGCGGATTGTATGAATATTTTAGAAAAGTTGCTTGCAATACAGGTTGCTGTGGACACATTTGTTAAAGATGGAGAAAACAAATCCGACAAATATAAATATGTATCTTCTGACGGAGTGCTGGGCACGATCAGGCCGAAAATGAACGAGTTAAAGCTTTTGCTGGAGCCATCAATTGCTGGACACATCCTACATGAGGGGACTACGCGATCCGGGACGACAAGATATATGACAGAAATTGATATTATATTTACGTGGGTCGATGTTGAAACCGGTGAAACAAGAAAAATACCGTTTTATGCGCAAGGCGTCGATTTGGCTGGGGAAAAAGGCGTAGGGAAAGCTTTAACATATGCGGAGAAATATTTCCTTATGAAATATTTCCATGTGCCCACCTCAAAGGATGACCCGGACAATGACGGAAGAACGAAAGTTGGTGAACAGAAGAAAAGAGGCACTCAAGCAGAAAAAGAGACGCAGGAATATCAAAAATTAGCGATCACACAAATGCTAAATGAGCTGTGCGAAAATGACCAAGAGAAGGTTGCGGAATCTTGCAAAATATTTTCAAAGAACCCGGAGAATGATACGATTGAAAAAATTCCCCTTACTGTGTTACCGATAGTTTACGCAAAAGCTAAAAAAACATATGAAGATCGGACAAACCGCACATTTAGTCTAAGATCGAACACAAGTGCGGTGTGATCGGGAACGCCATAAAGTATCTAAGCCGCGCGGGGAAGAAGTCTGTGGAAACGGAGATTGAGGACTACAGAAAAGCCGTGTGGTATATTCAGCGAAAAATTAATGAAATGGAAGGTACGCAGAAGTGACAGATATGGAAGTTGATTTGCTCATTGAAGAAACCAGCAAACTAAAAGATTCGGTTAAAGACTGCCCGTTTTGTGGTGGAAAAGCTAGATTTGTTATTACGAATAGCGTTGGAGCGGGTTGTTGCGACATTCGTTGTTTCACCTGTCATGTTAGCTCGAATCTGGCAGGGGCAAATGAAGTGCTTGAAAATTGGAATAGGAGGGATGGGTAATAATGAGCAAGAAAGTAAACGTACCATGCGATGTGTGCGCCCATAACGTGGTGTGCAGTCGCCGGGAAGCAGTTGAGAGTGTCGCTAAGAGTATTGGCAGGATCAGCGTTGAAGGGAACGATTCGACTAACAACCGTGTGCATGATTGCGCGTGGATTGACGTATCGGTGAAATGCGAGACGTTTTTGCAGAGCGTGGAGGTGCAAAATGGATAAGCGTAGTAAAGCCGTGCTGATCGGCGGGGCGATTATTATAGCATTGGTGGCTCTGGCTATCTGTGGCGGAACGCAAACCGCAAACGCAACAACCCCAGATCGCGTACATATCCCGCAGAGTTTCAGTGTCCACGCGACGCCGGGTAGCCCATCGCTGGGACGATACAGCCCACAGTATGTGACCGTGCTAGAAACGCGTGATGACGGCTGGAAACGCATTGAAACTTGGCGAGGCGACATGTGGATCAACCTTGAGATTAGTCCTTACGCATACCGCCTTGATCTGTGGGATGATTCGACGGTCGATCTTATCAGTCGTATGGTGTGGCGCGAAATGCGAGGGCTGCACCCAGAACATGCCCGACCTATTGTTCGCGTCGTGCTTAATCGTTTTGAGCGCGGGTTTGCGTCAACGATTGAAGGTGTAGTTACTGCGCCGGGACAATTCGCATGGCAAGGTGGCAGGGTTCACCAGCCTTACCGAGATGTCGTCCTTGACGAACTGATCCGCTGGTCGAATGGTGAGCCAGCTTGCATGATACTGTATCCGCTCATTCAGTGCGAACATGCTCTTTTTTTTGGCGGCGGACATAGACGTGTATGCCCACTCGAGGGCGTGACGCGCATTGTGAATATCTTCCGTAGCCACCATCGCGGAATGCACTGCAACTACTGCTAAGAAAGGAGCCTGAAAATGAGTAAACTGTGCAGTACCTGCAAGTATCACGATGTAGCCGAAAATGCGCCGCCTTGTTGCTGTTGTCGCGGGCAGGATAGATACGACCCGGAGAATTGTGTGGAGATTGTCATCTACGGCCTAACCGTTATCATCCCGGAGATAGAAATTCCGGGAATCATTGCCGTGCTCGAAGCAGAGCTTAGGCGGATCGAAGAAGAACGGAAGTGATTGTATGAATGAGATCAAATGTGAACTGTACCACGATAATTTCCAAAACTACAAGCGGTATAACATCCCGAAGGCACAGCTTTTGGTTGCCGACATCCCGTACAATCTGTCAAGCAATGCCTATGCGTCTAGCCCAGAGTGGTACAAGGACGGAGACAATAAAAACGGTGAGAGCGACAAAGCGGGAAAGGCATTTTTCGGGACGGATGAGAACTTTAACATTGTAGAATTTTTCCATTTTTCATATAATTTGCTAAAGAAAGAGCCGAAAGAAGCCGGGCAATCACCGTGCATGGTCGTGTTCTGCGCGTTCCAACAACTAAATATGGTGATCGAGACTGCGAAACGATACGGGTTTAAAAACCACATCCCGCTTGTTTTCATCAAGAAAACATCTGCGCAAGTCCTAAAGGCGAACATGAAGATTGTGGGCGCGACTGAGTATGGGCTGGTGCTGTACCGTGGCAAATTGCCCAAATTCCGCAATAACGGCAATATGATTCTTAACTGGTTCGAGTTTGTGAAAGATACCGATATAGAGAAAATCCATCCAACTCAAAAACCCGTGAATTTGCTAAAACGCCTGATCGATATTTTTACAGACTACGGCGATGTAGTGATTGATCCTTGCGCCGGAAGCGGGTCAACACTCCGCGCTGCCTACGAATTAGGAAGAAATAGCTATGGGTTCGAAGCGTCGCGGGACGCCCATAAATTGGCAACAGAAAAAATGTTGTATAACATGAATATGTCGATTGATTTGTTGTGGCATGGGCAGGAATGCATGATGGGAAAACAAGAAAGGTTTGAAAAGAACTATGAATAATTATACAAGAATTTCAAATATTTTTGAAAATGTGAACGTATGTTTTGTTTGCAAAAAATCTCCGCAATGTAATTTATGTTCACGCGAAGGAACTTTAACAATCACATGCATAGACTGTGAAATAGTCGAGCTAGCTTTTGACATTGAATCTGCGATAGTGCGGTGGAATGCCGCAAATCCGGTAACGGGGGTGTGATGGATGAGCCTAGATACTAAATACGTGTACGGGATTGGAAAATTTTACACCGTTCACTGCGACATATGCTATGACACAGAGCTTGACGCGGGGCAGGATTTTCACGAATTATCAACAGTCAAGTGGGGGGCAGGGTGGAAAACAGAAAAAGAGGGCACAGAGTGGATTGATATATGCCCGGAGTGCAGAAAAGCGGCAGAAGAATGAATTGACATATCACCCCTACATACAGTATAATGTACGAAACTAACAAATACCATATGTAGGGGTGATTTTATGGAATCAACAATGGTCATGCAGGCGTTTCTTGAGAATATACCACGCGAAGAATGGACACAACGTGCACTAGACAAGTACCTTGACCATGAATGGCGAATAGAGAACGGAAGAACGCTGACGGAAGAACTAGAAGGGGAGCTATACGATTTAAAAAGCACAAGCATTGTAGTGAGTTCGCGCGGTGGCGGTGACCCTGAAGGTGCTATTGCGGGCGTGATAGACGCAAAATCCATGATACAACATGGCTACAAAAAGTCTGAGGCATTTATGCACCTTTTCAATCTGGCGTGGGATCGGCTTACATGTGATGAGCGGTTCATGATAACAGTCATGCGGATAGAGAAGGATAAAAAGAATGGGATTAAGCGCATTATGGAACGCCTAAACTACGGTGACACGCAGGCGTACAAGAAATCGAAACAGGCGTTTGATCGGCTGGTAGAGCTTTATACAGGGTGGATATTTTAATGAGGACACGCAAAGGCGTTCTCTGCGGAAGGTGTTCACACCAACAATATTGAGAGCTTTTGGGCTACTTTGAAGCGCGGGGTGTATGGAATCTATCACCACGTCTCTGTTGAATACATGCAGAGATATGTAAATGAGTTTTGCTTTAGATATAACAACCGAGGCCGTGACATGTTCACACTCGTACTAGAGCAAAGCATTCTGGCTTAACCACAAAACAAACCAGAGTTTCGCCGAATTTACGGAGTGCATACCATGCGTTGCCGTATGGCAGGGGAGTTTACACAATGCAAACTGCGGAATAATTGTGCGAAAAATCTCTTGACGGATTAGCCGATTTAGCGTATGATGGGCGTGTATAATAGAATTCTGACAGGAAACTGACAGTAATAAGACCTTAAAGGCGTGAGCGAAAGCGAACGCCTTTTTCTAATGCCCTTTTACCTTCGAAGACCGAGCCGAAGGCGAGGGCAAGCCAGCGCGAGTAGCGCGTGTCCTTAGCATTAACACAAACAAAACGAAATTAACCGCTAAGAAGGGAGCAGATGACAAGATGGCCAATCCTAAGACTGCGAACAACACAGGCGCAGAGGAAGCACGCAAGGTTGGACGACCAAGAAAGATCGAGACACCTGATGACATGTGGTTGCTTTGGGAAGAATACAAAGCGGAATGCGATAACAACAAGAAGATTGAAACCACATTTAGCCCACGGTCAGAAATCTACATTACCGAAAACATCCCATCCCCAATCATATACGATATTACGGGGTTTTGCTCATTCATTGGCATATCAAGAACAAGCTTTTATGACACGTACACAAGAAACAATGAAGAAGAATTTGCTTCCGTCGTCACGCGCATGCGGGATGAATGCGAGGTTGACGCGCTTAGGAAATTTGAGATGCAGTATGCGCCTTCGCAACTTGCGGGGTTGAGATTGAGTAAGTATGGGTATAGCACCAATGTTGAAAGCAAGGTTGAGGTTGAGGCAAAAACAAGCTCATATGATGAGTTGACAGTTGAGCAACTCGTCGCTCTGGCAGAACTAGCTGAATCACAAGACAATGAAAATTCCGAAACTTGACCTAGAATCTATCCGGCTAAGCCTTGCAAGGAAGAGGTTGATTGAATTTGCGAAATACACGGGGTCGTCAGCGGGGAAAGAATACTGTATCAACTGGCACCATGATCTGATCGCAAGGAACTTGGACAGATTTGAGGCTGGCGAGATTAAAAGACTTATGGTATTTACTCCGCCGCAACATGGGAAGTCTGAGATGGTGTCCCGGAAGCTTCCGGGGTATATCCTAGGTCGAAATCCTGACGCTCGGATAATCGCGACAAGCTACTCCCCTGACCTTGCGAGCAGAATGAACCGCGATGTGCAACGGCTGATAGAAAGCCCTGCATATGGGCGCGTGTTTCCCGGCACTAGATTATTTGGCAAAAACGTAGCTACCGTTGGCAACGGTAGCTACTTGCGCAATTCAGATATTTTTGAGGTTGTTGACCGCTTCGGGTCGTACCGTGGAGCGGGCGTAGGTGGCGGCATAACTGGCATGTCTGCGGACTATATAATTGTGGATGACCCAATTAAGAGCCGTGATGACGCGAACAGCGCGGTATACCGTGATAAATTGTGGGATTGGTATACCGATGTTTTGCAAACCAGAAAGCACAATGGCACTGGGATATTGCTCACATTGACCAGATGGCACGAAGATGATCTTGCTTCTCGGTTGCTTAAAAAGATGAAGGACGACCCAGCCGCCGATCAGTGGGAGGTAATATCACTTCCGGCGATTATGGATGACCTAGAAGAGAAACACCCAGAAGATCCGCGCAATTTAGGAGAAGCATTGTGGGAGGATCAGCAATGCACGGAATCACTAGCGACCACGAAGGCGACAAGCGGGATGTACACATGGGAGGCCATGTACCAACAGAGGCCTAGGCCAAAAGGCGGGGGGGACTACTTCAAGCGAGCGCAGATCGGAAATTTCATTTCGATTGTCCCGGCAGATGTTGTTAAGTGGGTCAGGGCTTGGGACTTGGCGGCAACGACTGCTAAGGAGAGCAAAGGTTCTGCTAAAACGTCTGGCGTACTGATGGGAAAGCGCAAAGACGGAACATACATTGTCGCAGATGTCAAAGACGAGCAGTGGAGCGCGTCCGAAGTGCGTGAGCAGATAAGACTAACCGCGCAACAGGACAGGGCAGCCTACGGGAACGTCACGATAAAGCTGCCGCAAGACCCGGGTCAAGCTGGGAAGGCACAGGCGCAAAGCATGGTAAAATTATTGGCGGGGTTCAATGTCAAAGCAGAGCCGGAGAGCGGAAGTAAGGAGACCAGAGCAGAGCCGATGGCTGCACAGTGGCAGGCAGGGAACTTCGCGATTCTAACCGCGCCATGGAATGATTCGTATATAGACCAGCTTGAATCATTCCCAAGTGGGAAACTCAAAGATATGGTGGACGCTTCGAGTTCTGCATTTAACGAGATCGAAGCGGGCGGAAAATTTAGTATAATGGATTGGTGATATGATGAATTATCCGCACATTAAAAAGCTCCTTGCGGAAAGCGGGGTGCACTTAGACGCGAAGCCGCGCGGACTAACCGAATGGCAGAAGACCCCGGCGGGTAGCAAGAAGCGCGAAGATATTCCAAGCAAGGTGTTTTTGGGAGAAAACAAGACGTACCCAGTGATGTCTTGGGACGCTTCGAAAGGCGAATATGTATACCGGGAGCAAATGCTGCGTGCCGCCATCAGTCGTGCGAACTCGCAAAACAGGCCGGATATCTCTAAAAGAGCGTCCGCATTACTGAAAAAGCACTTCGGCGGTGACGATTAGTGGACGAAATAGAGGCACTTGAGACGCAACTGCAAGATATGGTTGTCATGATCTCCATTAAAATTCAGGAAGCACTAGGTGGTGATTTAGCTTGTTCGGACGAGGCGGCACAGAAGTAGAGTTCCAGCCCGGAGAAATCCCGGAGCTTGTGAGTGACATGTATTTATCGTTGCAATATGAAACGAATGGGCTATTCACGCGGATCATAAACATCCCGACAGAAGAAGCGACTAAGCACGGATTTGAAATTGGGACAGCAGACGAAGAAACAGACCAGTTTTTCATAGATCGGCTAGAAGAATTAGACGCGGTTAAGAAGATGACGGACGCTATGAGCATGTCGCGCTTGTTCGGTGGGGCGTTAGCTGTTATGTTCGTTGACGACGGCAAAGGGTCACTGGAAGAACCGCTTGACATGGACAGCACGACACGGATAGTTGACTTGCGTGTGTTTGACCGATCAGAGGCCACGCCGGACTTTGAGAGTGCGTACCAAGTTAACTATGAAAAACCGTGGAAAATAGGAGAACCAGAGTTTTATGATGTTGCAACTCGGACGGGCGGTATGTTTCGTGTCCACGAAAGCCGCTGTCTAGTGTTTAAAAATGGTGACATTGCGTCACAGTCGTATTTCCAACAGTACATGTTATGGGGCTTGCCAGAATATTACCGCATAAAACACGCCCTTAGAAACTTTATGCGGACATACGAACTGCCGACCGAAATGATGGAAAAATCCGTGATCGGCGTATTCAAGACAAATTTAGCAGAAATCCGCGCGGCTTCGGAGCGGGGCGAAACTGCTATGCGAAACAGAATGCGAGGCCTTAACCGACTAAAGGGCGCGTTTCGATTCCTAGGGCTAGACAAAGATTCCGAGGACTTAAGCTATGCACAAGCTAACATCACAGGCGTTGGTGAGGTGCAGCACTCCGCGACAAGCTGGCTGTCTGCTGTTTCCGAAATCCCACAGACGTTACTAATAGGGAAATCCCCGGATGGCATGAACGCGACAGGGCATAGTGATTTTGAAATGTTCTACAATAAGGTCGAGCGCATTCAAAACCTACTGTACAGGCCAAATCTTGCGATATTGCTAGATGTAATCATGCAAGAGGGGTTAGCGACTGGGAAGCTGACGGAGCGTGTAGATATCACCGTCAAGTTTAATGCTCTGTGGAGTATGTCCGAGAAAGAGCAGTCCGAGATTGACCATAGGCGGGCACAGATAGACGAGGCAAAGGCACGGACTGCTAATATGTATGTAGAAATGGGCGCTCTTGACCCGGACGAAGTGCGGGCAGGGATTGCCAGTGATGGCGAGTTCGAGATTGACAACTTGATTGACGATGAACCCGCTCCGCTAAAATACGTTCAGAAGCTACTTCAAGGTGAAAGGGTGTGATTTGATTTGTCAGATAACATATCCCGCGATAGCTTGTCGCTAGACAGCACCTACTTTACTGAGGAGGGGTACTTGATTGACACCCCGATAGTCACATCATGCGGGGTGTTTGAGTACACGCTAGAGGACGGATCGGTTATGCGGGCGGGTAGGTTGCCGGAACATGTGTTCTGCCCTAAGAGCCTTGCGAGTTACAAGGGGAAGCCGATCATTATGACGCATGAAACGTCTAAAGGCGGGTTTGTGGACACGGATAACGTGCGTGATGAAATTGTGGGTACGATCTTGTCAGAAGGCTACAGAGACGGCGATAACGTCCGCGTTGAGATTGTTTTACACGATATCAACCATGTAAAATCGTCACAGGATCGTGAATTGTCTCTAGCATACACACGAGACATGATAGGAACGCCGGGAGAAGTAGACGGGAAACCGTATGACGCAGTGCAGACTAACATTGTCATTGACAATTTAGCGATAGTACGAACCGCGAGGGCTGGCGAACATGCCCGATTAAATTTGGATGGAAAGGATGAAAAAGAACAGATGGCAGAGAAGAAAGAACAAATGGATGTAGTCGAAGCAACGATCTACGAGACAGACGCAGAAAAGGCAGATGTCTACAAGAAAATCGAGGATTTAAAGGACAAATATAAAGATAAATCCGAGATGGGAAGTGACGCATACACCGAAAAAGAAGTCTACGGTGATGTGTATGAGCTACTTGAGATCGTTGAGGACATCATCGAAGACAAGAATCCTTACATGGACGCAGAGGCCGAGGAAGAAAAAGAGAAAGAGAAAGACGCGGAAGAAGTCCCAGCGGAGGCGAAAGAGAAGCTTGTTGAGTGCATTGAAAAAATTGAAGCTATTGCGAAAGAGTACTACGAAGGTCAGGGTGAACCGATCATGGACGCTGAGCTGATTGAGGAGTTAGAGGAAGATGAAGAACTGAAAATTTCCGCTGATTCGGTTGATGTCGCAGTTCGTGAGCGTCTTGAGGTCATGCGTATCGGTGAGCGGATTAACCTTGACGGACTAGATCAAATGTCTACCGCGAAAGCGAAGGCCGCTATTGTAGCCAAAACACTTCCAAAAAGTGTGCAGTTAGACAGCGCAACGGCGGTAAACACCGCCTACAGTATCGCAAAGGCTCAAATCCTAGCACGAAAGCCTGTGACGAAGCAGTATGACGGTATGGTTAGCGTTGACGGAATGAAAGCACCGGGGGCATCTAGCTATGCATCAGCACACAAAAAGTACACAGAATCATTCTACAATGGAGGTAATGAATAATGCCTGTGCAATTAGACGTAAGACCAAGACTAAGCCAAGGCGCGGCGGGAACTCACTATACTGCATGGAGCGCAAATAACGCACGAGTATGGACACGTGCATTAGAAAATACAAGCGGACTACCAAGCCTATACTTCGGACGCCCAGCTTTTGAGGGATCGATCCCCGGACAAAGCGTATCTATTGATGTGGGCGGAAATTTTGAAGGTGTTCTAATGAACAATTTCTTAATCGAACACAATCTTGCTGACGGGTACAGCCTTGAAGAGGGCGCGGCGGTTGGCGTGTGTGACATCGGCGATGTGTGGGTTAAGCTGGCAGACGGTGACAACGCAGGATATGGTGCGGCAGTATTCGTAACTGGCGATGAAACTGGTCGTGCGATTTTCACTAGCCAAGGCGGCACACAAGTTCCGGGTCGATTCTTGGGCGAACGCACAGAAGACGGTCTCGCGCCTGTCGAAATTCGGAGGGGTTAAATTATGTCTACGTATAACGAACAGTTAAAAAATATCAAGCCTGATCTGCATCAGGTGAATTCACTCAAAAACAGCCCTGCATTCTCGCAGTTCCTACAAGACAATGCGGTAGGCAATGCACAATTTGATAGCGCGGACACCGCTGTCTATCACTTCTTGCGTGATCTTGAGTACGTAAAAACCAAGGTGCTTGAGGTCAAGTACCCGGAACTAACAGCACTTAGCATTTTCCCGGTTGACCGCTCTACACCTCCGGGTGCTGAAAAAGCCGGGTACGAGGTCGCCGACATGATCGGCGGGGCGCAGATTCAGGCAAACCACTCTAACGATGTGCGCCGTGTAGACATCAAGAGTGAATGGATCGACGTTGGAATTAAGCAAATCGAGAACTTCTTCGATTACTCATTCCGCGATATCCGTGCCGCCCAGTTCGCGGGTCGCCCGCTCCAAGACCTAAAAGCGAAAGCATCTAATCGTGACATTCACGAAGAGATTAATGCTCTCGCGTGGGCTGGCGATGGGAACTATAAAATCAAGGGCGTGTTGTCAGACGGCACAGGCATTCAGGAATCTTCCATGCCGGACATTCTTGCAAACATGAGCGCGATTGAGCTGAATAAAGCTATCACTGAAAAGGTGGCTAAAATGCATGCGGATTCTCGCGGTGTATTCAGCCCAGACACGCTCGTTCTTCCATTGGAGCAGTACGATAGACTGTTTGACGAAATCTTTGACGGGACGGCACTGTCTTCTCCCGGAAAGTGGATTCTCGAAAACAACCGTCACATTAAACGCATTCTGCCAGCACCTGAACTTATGGCAGATAGCGGCGTAAACCCGCATGGTGCACCTGTTGGTGTGTTGTTTGAGTACAACAGAGACAATATTGCAATTGAGGTTCCAATGCCACCTACTATGCGTGCACCTCACCCGACATTGACGGGTTTCCAAGTGCTTAACGAGGCACGTTGCGGTGGCGCGTTCGTCAAGCAGCCGATGTCTGCAATGATCCTGACTAATCTATAGGGGGTGATTGTATGAATGTGAAAAATAAACGTAAAAACCCAATGATTTTTGGTGATACAAAACTCGCACCTAACGCGGTCGGCGAATTGCGCGAACCGTACACAGAAAAGCACCCGTATGTGGCAATGTGCCTAAAAAAAGGGTGGCTAACAAAGGTGCAGGGTGGCGGGAAGCAAAAAGGCGACCAAGAAGATAGCACGACCGTCATTGACAAAAAAGACCAAAAGCCGGAGAAGCCGGAAACGAAATAGCACAAATTAGCAAGGGGGATAATCAAATGTCGAATACATTTAACGGAGCGGGCTGGTCTATGCCCGCTCCGTCCACGTGCGATCATGCTGCTCTACAGTATTTTCGCATACTTGCTAGTGAGTTTTCTGAAAAATCGGATAAAGATGTTTGCATCTGGTTAACGATGACTGAACCAATTGTAAACGAACGTTTCTTTGAAAGAATGTATCATCAGGCTTTAGCCCTGCTTACCGCACATCGGATGAAGATGACTAGCAAGGCCGATGACGAAGCTGAAGGCATATACACGGTCGCAAGCATTTCAGAGGATGGTGCAAGTGAGAAATATTTACATGATCGACCAAACTTGGACATGGATGACGGAAGTTTGAAGATGACAAAGTATGGTCAGCAGTACATTGAGTTAAGACGAAAGTTCCCAGTTGGTCTCATGTTTTAACGGAGGGGATAAAATGAAATATTTTATCATGTTATGCCGCGAAGCTGGGTTTCTGCCCCCCCCCCCCCCCCCCCCACCGCCGAGGCCGGATGGGTGGTAGGGGGCACGAAAAACGCAACCCGGAGGGGGGGGGGGGGGGTGGTGGGGGGCAGGGTGAGGGC